GAACATTAGTCATTTTTTTATCCTCCTCATCCTATCGGTGCAAAGCAGAGCAGTACTCTGATGAGGGTTTCTCCAGAAGTCGCTACGTTGTCAGGCCCGACATATCGGCCAATTTTGGTGGCAGAATTTGAGCTGGAAGTCTCTACACGGCCATCAGCGGAAGCTGTCTGCGCGTTGTAAACGATCGCCCCGAACCTCCAAGTCTGCGCAGTCAGAGATAGACAATTAACTACCTCATTGCATCCGAGCGGATAATACTCTCTGAAATCGCCCGATGTCAGAGTAAGGGCCGTGCCGGTATCGTCTACCGTGGCCATTGCGGTTACACCCACTACAGTATCGTTAACGGTGGTGGATTGAGTAAGCACCTGACTGGATATGATCAGAGCTTCGCCTTCCTTCAATGCAACGGCGGCGAACGGGCCGGTCTGGATTCTCTCTTCAGCAGACATCTAAGCCACCTTCTTCGGAAGCATGTTCTCGGCTGCCTTAGCACCGGCTGCCTCGTAGGGGTCTTCATCACTGGAATTGACATGAGGGACAAATGCCTGCCCGGTGGGACTGATTACCGGTACCTTAGCAAATGCTGCCAGATCGATCTTATCCGGGTTCTGAGCTATGAACAGAGCAGCGTTGCCCTTGAATGCAGGGAAATACTCAGCATTCTTATCCTTGAAGGCAGGGAGGAGCATGCTTGTGAGTGTGGACAGAACCAAAGCATCCTCGGCATTCTTCTGAGCATTTATACGAACATCTTCAGCTGCCTTGAGCCTGGCAATTTCTGCCTTATCTGCTTCGGCGTTAGTCTTGAAGGTGGCAAAGTCTCCTGCCAGAGCATCCAGTTTATTCAATACGGTAGAAAGATCGATATGATTTTCTACGTTGACCTTGGGAGCCTCTATGATCTCCTTGGCCTCGTCGTCAGCATTGACCTTTGGGGTTTCTGCTGGTTTGGGAGTTTCAGTCATTTCATTAGCCTCATTTACGTTAAATCCGCATGTTCCGAGCGGGCAGGCAGGATCGGCCACAATTGAGAAATGGTTTCCAAAAAAGTTTTTCTCAATGCGATTGTATTCTTTGCCGTCCGACCATGTTTGCGTTTCTGGCAGACGCTCGTCATCTGCCCAAAATCCTATACTACCGCCAAACGCCTCACCGGTTTTTATGCGTGCTAAATCATCAGGATCAAATTTGTGATTGAAAAGGACTGCCTCCGCTTCCACTCTTCGCTTTTCGGCGTTGAGTTTCACGTTTCGGATTTGGCCCAATTTGCTTGTTTTCTGAGTCACCAGGCTTGCACTAGGATCGCTCGCGAAATGTGGCGGCACAATCGGCACGCCTTCAAACCATCTGACATCTCGTGAGAAATCTTCATACCTATGCAGCCCCTTGTTCCTCACGCCTTCTGCCATGAGGACAGCCGGGATTACCGTTATCTCATCAGTTTCCTCTATGACTTTGCCGCCCATGCTCGAAGCGTTGGTTTTCATTTCGCTATCAATCGCCTCTTTCGCATACTTGGCCTTCATTTGCCCGCCCGCGCTCGCCCTGGCGGTCTTATGGGCAGCCTCTTTGATCTGATCGAATACCGAAGGATGCTCTTTGAGAAGTTCCCATATTTTTTTCAGGTATTCGTAGGTTGGCTCAGACGCATTTATCTTGGTGATCTCAATTTCGTCAAGTTCACCGCCGCCTTCGGCAAGACCCTGTTTGACTGCCTTGCCCTTCGCGGCTTTTATGCTCTCATCAGAACCGTCGTGTAAATAGCATTTACCTTGATCGCCCCATTTGAAGCCAGCCTTGCCGTCTTCGGAGCACGTTTTGATAGGGATATGGACCACCTCAGAACTCTAGCTTCCTTTTTATTTCCAGTCCGTGCCTGCCATCAATTGTGTGGATGGCCTTTATCACATGATCTATTCCAGCATACCGGATTATGTCACCGACTGCGCTTGATGTCTCATCTGTGGTACAATGCGCAGGCCGTTTTACGAATCCGCCAATGGACTGCGAATAGTATTCTGCCTCATCTTTGAACTTGATGTCTATCGAGGTGACGGTTTCCTTTTGGATTTCGGCACCACCGGAATCGAGGGCAAGGATTTCAATCATGCAAGAAAGATTCGCGGTCGTGATTGTGGGCAAGGCGGTTAATAGCGTGGCAGTGGTCTTCTTGCCAGCTATCAGAAAGTCCAAATTCTCAGATCCGACCGTAACCCGCCCTGCACAATCGGTCTTTCCCGCTGCCGTGTAGAGCCTCACAGAGCACCTAAAGGAGATCGTTGGCAGTGTGCCGGTCAATGTCAAGGTACTCGCCGAAGCCGCATTATAGAGGCTATGGGCAGCCTTGGTGACAAGGCTCGCCGGATCTACTAATTTGGCATGTGGGAATGGCATAAGACCTCAAAATGGATCAATTGAAGTTTGGTCAAGCCCCGTCATTCTCCAAGCCCCAGGATAATTATCATGGTCGCGTACATGAATCAAGCCATCGGAATCTTGCAGGGCAGCGATTGCCCCGGAATCTGCCAATGGCAGGGCATCAAGCAATGCCTGGTAGGCTTTCTGGTAGCCTGACATACCGTCCCTAGACACGGAATAGCCATCAAATGAAACGCTCTTAGCGAATACATCAGGATCTTTTTGCTCATAATAGGCGGCTATCAGATATGCTAGGGCTTTCTCTGATTGTGCATCCGTGGCGGTCTTGCCTATTTTTTCTAAGTCAATGGCAAGCTGATCTATGGCATAGGCTTTCAGGACGGTGTAGGCGGCCTGAGTCCGGGATGCCGATGAATACAATATGTTAGCGGTTAAGTTCGCGCCCGCCGTATTTTCAGCAGAAGATTGAACTGAAAACGCTGTAAATGATTGAATTGCCAAAATTATATTCGCGTCGGAAACTGTTATAACATCACCCCATTATCCAAACGTATTTCAGGATTTGCTGCCCAATAGTTGATTAAGAGATTAAACCAGTACCAACGATTTCCATTTGTTTCGCTGTGATGCTTTGTGCATATCGGCACAAACGCCCATTCTTTCCCGTTGCAAATGGAGTTCTTATTGTAATCTATGTGATGAACCGCGAGTTTTCTTTTGTTTTCAGCTTCCGTTTTGGGACAAATATAGCACTTTCTGTTAAACTTCTCGCGAATATGCTCTTTAAATTCTTCATTGAACTTGAAACAATACGGAAGTTTAGATAAACCGCCTTTCCAAGATGGGTGGTCCGGGCCGCAATAAACACCAGAAGCGGCTATCTCAGATGCACTTAATCGGGTTGAAATTCCAAATTCTTGTAACCGTCTGTGAATTGTACTACGTCCACAGTTCGCGATTAATGCACATTCCTCAGTAGTTAATTGCTTGGTAACATAATGCAGTTCGAGCCATTCTTTGGATAGAATAACACTAGGCACCTTCGACTTTCGTCTAGGTATTTCAAATTTTATGAGACGATCGTGAATTGCGTGCTCACCACATCCTACAACGGAAGCGCATTTCTTAATAGACCAACCACGATCGATATAATAAGTTTCAAGAAATTCTTTAGTTATTTCGTGTTGCCCTTCATATGCGGAAGGTCTTCTTGGGATATCGAAATGCTTAAGCCAAATCGCAATAGTTGACCAAGCAACACCACATTCTTCCCCCATGATCTTTATATTATGTCCAAGCTCAATATATTGATGCCTAAGCCATGCTTCGTCTTGATAGAGCTTCATGCTAAATATACCTCGCGTCGTATTTTCGCGGAATCGTGTAAGCTGGAAAGCCACCCGCGAAAGTGGTTTGTTGCCCCGTCGGGTTATCCAGCACATGATCAATAGACGCGAAGGTATTTAAGAGTTTCTACTACCTAAAACATACCACCTGATGCGGCTTTCTTTTCGGCCAACGCGATCCTTTCTTCTTCGCGCATTGGCTGCCACTCCATGATATCATAGAGCCGATCCTCGGATAGGCCACCATTTATATAGACTTGAACTGCCAATTGTCGTATTTGTGCCTTGTCTGTGAAAGATGGGTCCTTAAATGTAAACTCCACGGCCCAATCTTCGAAACCATTGGCTTCCAGTATTTCGGTATAGAGATCGGCGAACGGCGCGGCAATAATTTCACGCCAACCGCGCACGACCATCATCAAAAGTTCTAATAATGGGGTTCCGGTTGCGCTTATCGATTGGTTGGTTTGCTCTACAAAATCTCTAGGAATCAAATGTTGAAGAATTTCTGCTTTAAGATACTGATCTACAGGAACTACGTCACCAACGTTTCCTAAGTTCGGGAAAATTACTTCGTGATCGGCACCCCACAAGACCCCTACGTTATTATTGCCATAGTTTTTGACAAAATCAACCGCCGCAGCATATGCCCTTTCCCACCGTTTACCCGTGCCTGTTGGAGTTTCAAGTATCTTACCTTGTGCGTCCCGGACCTCATTAACCTTTACTACGCACCTGCCCACGCCTTTGTAGTTCACATTCTGCATGAAAGCTTTTCTGACAAATTCGAGTTGCAGCACAGTGGGTGCTATGCCAGCCAGGTAGCTCTTGCCATCAGGATACCTAGATTTCTTATCCCGGATATGGAGGATTCTTGCCGTGGGAAGCTGGATGGGATTGGCCCCCTCTGCTTGTGTCTGCCAGTATTGCATCTGCTTGTTTTGGATATCATAGGCAATGCCCTTCAAAATCCTACCAGGGACAAATGCCGATGTATTGTTTGTGCTGGAGGATGATTCTGCCAGGGAATACGCATCTAGGTACTGGAGCCACTGAGGAGCATTCCAGCCCATATCGGTTTTTGGAAACGAATAAGTGCCATCGGGGCGATCAGATACCCCCAATTCCACAAGGCCACTGCCAAATCCCATGCAATCGAGGCCCGTTTGGGCCATGAGGGTTTCAGTGCCGTAAGACTTATCCAGACGCCAAAGCATCTTTCGGGCTTCGTTGGATTTGTCGGCCAGGACTTCGGAGTCTTGGTCTTCAGGAGTTATGATTTTTATGTCGCGGCCATTAAGCACGAGCATAAATATTTGCATGAGAATCCTATCCACATGCCCGGCTTCCAGAACCTTAAGCAGATTTTCAGCCGTTAGCCTGAAATCATATGCAGTGGAATCATAAGGATACGGCATGCTGGCCGGATCAATTTTTGCGGCGTTGGTCTTCAATTCTGGAGCTATTTTAGCCGCCAATGATTGCCTTAGATTTTTCAACATGTAATAACTCCAAAATCAATATATGCCTTGGTAGCATTCAGATCCACCGATTGCTTTTTCTGGTGGTATCCATTGGGAAGGTTCGGCTTGATGTGTTTGCAATCCAGCCACAAGGCACTCTATGCTGTCAGGTCCATCATCATGAGCGTTCTTGTCTGGAAAGATCCTAAACTGATTAATCAGCTCTCGATAGACCTTGGCCCAATCTTCCCTAAAGCAAAGTTGCCCATTACCAAAATGCCCCTCTAGCGATCTGATCCTATCTACTTTGGGCTTAGTATGCCATACCAGGATATAAGGAACGGCCACGCCCGCCTTTTGCTGTTCCTGCCTGAGCAATATTTCGAAATTGCTTCTTTGTCCTTTGTCCCATGCAGATTTTGCTATTTCTAGCGAATTGGCTTCTATCCAGACAGATTGATAATTATACTGAGATTGTGCTTCAATCAACTTGGTTATGCTTTTGCTTTGCACATCAACCGATAAATCGCATTCCCAAACGAGCCATCGCCCATCTGGCAGGATGGCGATTGTAACCAGGGCGGCGAAGTCATTCCCGCCCTTGGAGAGATCGAGACTACCATAGGTTTTAATTTTGCCTTCATTGATTTTCTCCTGCCATTCGCCCGGATTGACCTTAGATATCTTCTCAGTATTGAAAATAGCAAACTGCGAATTATGAGGATTCTGTTGGTAGAGTGCCGCCCAATCAAACTCAGACAGCGCGCGCACCTGCCTTAGGTGCGATAGCGGATATCTTTCAGGCCATAGAGCATCGCCCGGTTTCCTAGGATCATATGGAGCGATTGGCTCAACCGCGATGGCTGGAAAAGATACCACGGTCCATTGTGGTGCGTCTGGATCTTCCTCGGCCAGCTTGAGCAGATAACCGGGTGCGTCGTCTTCTGTCCACCTGGTGGCGGTGATGAGGATCTTTGCCTGTTTCCCCTGTCTGGCAAAGAACTCACCGCTAAACCATCCCCTGAACTCCTTCATAATGGCAGGAGAATCTGCCTCTTGGCGTCCTTTTAAGATGTCATCTATATTTCCGTGACTCATTGGGTTGCCGGAAATGCCGCCACCCCTGCCTGCGCAGAAGTACCGGCCCTGGTGCCCGACTATCTCAAATAAATCATTATTTCGGACATAATTGCCATGTGCTGATGTTCTTATGTTTTTCTCGTTGAGTTTTGTTCCAGGAAAGATTTCTTTGTATTCTGGCGAATCGATTATACGTTGAACGTCGCGGTTAATGCCAGAAGCATAATCGGCAGCATAAGAACATGAAACGAATTTGGCATCAGGATTCTTGCCCAACACCCATGCCGGGCCTCTCCGACTGACTATCTCAGTCTTGCCGTTCTGAGGCGGCATAAAAAGCATCAGGCGGTCGATGTCACCGAAGGCCCAACGCTCATAGTAATCGCAGATTACTTTGTGGTGCCAGTTGACTTGATAATCTGGCTTGGTGTAAAGAATAAAATCAAGTAGATGTCTTCTCGCTCTCTCCTTCCTCGCTTCCTTCCAGCTTCCGACCAAGTAGTTCATAGGTTTTTAGCTCTTCATCCGTCAATTTGGAAAAGTTGTTTATGGTGGTTGTTTGACTCAATTGTGGCTTTTCTTCCACCTTCAGAAGTCCTAATGCCTTTGTGGCCGGGTCCCAACAGCCAGAGGCGTCTCTGAAATCGCGAGACGATTCTGCCTTTCCCTTCGATTTTGTAGCATTATCCTTGCAATCATTATAGATCTCTCTCGCGCATTCCATCAAGTCGAGCCCCTTCTTCCTATCCTTAATATCCTTCGCCGCCAAAAGTTGCCTGCTCACCATGTGTTGCGCTTCCCAATGCTTCTTGATGGTCAGGTAGTTGCCCGCTCGCCACTTGCCGTCCTTGGACCGGAACCTCTTAGCCACATCTGCATATGAGGTTCCCTCTAAAATCATGGTGCTCAGGCCGCATTTGGGGTGCGCCCGGAGGTACTTGCAGGTTTTGCAGTATTCGGTTCGGGCGGTTCGGGTGGGCATGGGAGGTAACACCGCATAATAGGAAATATGAGACCGTCTCACTCAGTCTCTTGGAATGGATCAGGTTTCTTAGGTTGCTCAAAGGTCACCGCGTAGCCGTAACAAGAATATAGGCCCGCTATTAATTCCGCCGCGGGCCAAGGCAGGGAGTGTATGAGGTGCTCAGACATGTCACATGCAGAGAGCATGCTGCATGGTAACTAGGAAATGCCCGAATATACCGCTTCGGAGCCGAGCGGGAAAAGACTTGGCCGAAGTCGGGTCTCTCTGCGACCAAACGTTGAGGCCCGACCGGGCGGCATGTGATAGGACACACTACCTATGCATCCTACCTATTTATCCTTTTCGCTACTTATTATAACAATCCGAGCAATTTATTCAGATTCAAAAACGACCTGTGGTTGGTAGCCGCATCATGTGGTTTGCATGGACCGCACCCGTCTTCGGAAAAATCGCGTAAGGATGGTTTGCAGTTTTCGAAGTTGTCAGAAGGCGGTTCGAACATATAAACACCGCAAAAAGTAGATAAAGCATAAACAATTCTCTGGAGCTGCCAGAGTATTCATGCACCTCTATGCACTCAATACTATTTAAAGTTTATCATCTCCGTTTCCTAACGACATTGTAAAATCGCGAAGCATTTTTTTCTTTTTGGTCTTACTAAGTTCTCGCCTCCCTTCCGGAACGCCATCGTTTTGAATCACGGAACATGCCATGCACACTTTCAATCCATTTTCGGCATTGTGGATGTATCCGATTTTTCCGCATGCCCGACAAGCAATCTTGTCGTATTTTACGTCGATCAGGACCCCGCGTTTATCGATTATTTCTTCGAAATTGCCATCAGCGCGTTGGCCGAACGGGTTCTCTCCAGTGTTCCTGGCGGGCCGTGAGCCCAACCGGGCCGCTTGCGGTATCATTTCTGGCAACCTACGCACCTCTTATTCCGCTTTCCATCTCCTGATAATAGTCCTCACACTACCAGGCCCGATGCCCCATAAGCGGCCTATGTCGTAGTTGGTCCAATCAAAAATTTCCGATAGCAGCACTATTCCAGCGTATGCCGCGCGCGGGACATTCAGATTGCCTTCGCCAGGCTTGCGGCCCCTGGCTTTGACTTTGTACATCATACCGCCTCCCATAGGTTGCGTTTTTGGTAGCCAGGGATGCATCTAACCTCTCGATATTTTTTCATTCGGCATAGGTCGTTTATCACGGTCGACTTTTTCATTCCTAGGTGGTTCACGAACTCGCTGGATGGCAGCGGGCCGAAGGTTCGCAGGATGCATAGGATTTGTGTGCCGATCATGGCCAAAACTCCTTGAATCTCTCGTATGTGGTTTGTAGCCCCGTGCGTTTGCAATCCTCAGGAACAAGGCCAAGGTCCAATGCAAGCATTTCGAGCTGTACCATCGCGTGTCCTATTTCCAGGCCTATATCAGCCATGTAAGCAGCCGCGTCTTGTGGTGTTCGATGTGATCGGACCAATCGATACCCAACCTGCGCGATTTCCTTTTGTAATATCAGAGTTCGCAGCTCCGGTGTTTGGCCGTCTTTCTCGATTGAATGCAAAAGTCTAGCGGTTGGTTCTATCATGCTCCTCCTTCAACTTCTCACATGTACTCTTGCCCGCGTCCCTGGTAGATCGCCAAACCCTGGGGTGGATAGGAAAGGCTACATGGTGTGGCGGCCAATTGCGATGAAATCTAATCATCGGTCGTCTCCTATGCATTCGGATCGCTTGTATTTGATTAGTTGCTCTTTGAGTTGCTGGTTTTCCTGGATTAGCAGGTCGATTGTGGCTTGCATTTCAGATTTTTTCAAATGGATCTCCCCAAAACAAACCCCAGACCGAATGTGATAATGGACCATATTGCAAATAGTATAACTCTTTCTTCATAAAATATCATTTCCAGTGCCCCCCTTTCTGATATCGCTGCTTATCCTCCGCTTTCCAGGCTATGCGATCTATGGCTTTTTGCTTTCGCTTTTGCTCCTCGATTGTGAAATTGAGCGATTCCAATCCAGACACGACGCTCCTGAAATCAATTCTTTGCGTTATCCCGCATAGTTTTTCCATTGAATATTCAACGTCAGCGACCGTCGTATCTGTAGAAGCTGCGACAGTTGTAAGATCGATTCGAAACGTCCTGCCGGTCGCGTCGCTGGCATTGTAGGCAGTCATTGGTTCGCTCCATAGTACATTACTATAAGCTTGTCTATATCCTTTGCCCGCTTTTCTCCTATGCCCTTCATCTCAATGGGTTGCTTTGCATAGAGACCTTTTGGGACCAGGGCCAAGCGATATTCTTTCAGGACGGTGGACATTACAGATGGACCGCAGCCGGGCACCAGAAAAGAAGCCGCTGTAATTTCCCGTTCTCCTTCTGCTGGCCGAATAGCAAACCCAAACATTGAACCGTCTGTCAGGTAATCTACTGCAAGCTCCAAGATATCCTTCCATTGGTCCTCTCCATCGAAAAAACCAGAATCATCCCCCTTCCAGAAGATAGGAACCCCGTTCAATGTGGATCTTTTCTTGAAGGATTTGAGCCTTAGCCAAGTTGATGCATTCGCATTAGATCTATCGTCCTGGTTTAAGAATTTGAACTTTTTCTTTCCGCCTGGCTGATCAATTATCCTTTTCTCATTCGACTCATCGATGGCTGCATAGATCTCATCTAAGGTGCCTAGAATGACCGTACATCCATTATAGCCAGATTCCCTGATAGATAAGGTCTGGTCGTATAGATGCCCATTCAAAACCGATTGTACGAAGTCCTGGGGCTCTTTTAGCTCGATGTGTAGGATCTTCTCGCAATACTCCTCTCCTAGTAGATCATGCCCGATATGCTCAACTGACTTAAATTGCAAGTCTACTGGAATGGACGGATCGATTTGCAGCGGCTCAAATCGCGTGTCGTGTGAAAGGACAGATCGCATAGATTGCTCCCTGTCGCGTTCGCCCGGTGCCATAAAAATTTGAATTTTGTTCATATGATCTCATCCTTACACGGACAACCATCCGCCTTCCACATCTCCAAACAAAGCCCGCTTCCTCTGCAATCGTCATAAGTGCAAAAGATGGCAGCCTTTCCGAGAAGGGCCGCCTCTGTGGATAGCCTCATCCACATACATGATATCAGTGGCATTAGATCACCTGATAATATTCCGGCCCATAAGCAAACATCTCATGAGAGTCAGGCTCCGGTTTCATGCACTTTCCTATGTGGCATTCATCCAGATTCAAGCAATCACCGGGTGCCTGGTCGTCTAGATCGCACCCCCATTCCTGGTCTGGATTGCAGAGAGCATTGCCACCCGCGGCTTTGATAGCATCACGGAGAATGCATCTGACATCGGTCATTGTTCCACCATCGAGAGCAACTTTTCCACAAGTTCCGAAATATGGTCTAACGCCATGCCCATATCTCCCAAATCATCACGGCTGGCCGCATCTTCCAGTTCGTATGCTTGATCTAGCAGTTCGTTGGCCAATTGCACCACTGTTATCATTCTTCTGTCACCTCTATAGGTTCGCTGCCCTCGGCACCATCGTAATCAGATGGCCTATACTGCTTGTTAGGTTCCTGCTGTCGCTTCTGTTTGCGGCGGACGGGGCTGTAATTCCGGGGTTCGATCTTCGGGGCAGTCATTTTAGACCGCCTCGATCACATTACCGGCTTCATCACGATTGACGACCACCGGATCGCATACCGTATATGGGAACACCACACCAGTTCTGCTATCCGGGTTCGTCCATGTGGTTCCGTCTGGGTCTATGAAGATCTTGCCTTCGACGTTATACGCATGGTCTTTGTCCTTGAATACAGCAGAATATCGTTTGTTTTGCCAAACACCATCACCAACTTCCGCCCACTCATCGTCTTCCCCGGTCAATGGACTCATTGGCTTATGCGATGCCAGTCGAGTAAATAACTTGATGCAGAACGGTGCAGAAAATCCAGAGTGTCCTTGCTCTCCGAACACTTTGATTAGCTGTAAGATATCTTCGGCCATTGCTTGGTTCATATCGCCGTCGAAATATTTCGCCCTTTCTAGCTCGGATTTTGCGTAATCGTATGTAGACATGTCCTTTATCCCTCCCTCATGCTATCCAGCACCGCTATGCACCGCCGTTTCGCATTGCATTTAGCACCTTTTCGCACCAATCTATCAACTCGTTGGGGCACGTCGATTCGTTCGTGTGCGCCTCCTCTCCGACCCAAATCGAAACGTTGATCTTGTAGGGAAATGGTCGGCAATCTTCCTCATCACATGTGCGCTTGCCTTCGCATACTTCCGGCTCCTCACCTCGCTGGATGCCTTCCAAGATATCGATGCTTTTTTGCATAGCGCCTGCCCTTTCAGCCAATGCTTCGACATCTGTCATGAGTTCGGCGTGAGAGGAGCCGATGTTGTCGAGACGGGATTCAATGGCATCTAACCTATCCCTGACAGGATGCTTTACATACGAAATTCCGGGCACGTATTCGGGCCCGGGACCGTTGGTGAACCCGTTTAGGGACATCTCCAAATCATGAATGCGACGACGCAATTCCTTTGTTGCAGGACTCTCATAAGATTCTACTTTCTTCATCGCTTCCCCAAATTCCGAAGTATCTAGCTTTAAGGTCGCCGTAATGTCTCTAATATTCTCACTAGTATGCCGCTTGACCTCTTCCGGTGTGAGCTTTCGCAGGTTCTTGGTTGGATACCAGCCGAAGTTTTTTCCAGACCAATCGTTTGCTCCCTCATATTCTCCAGAAAGTGTTTTGGCTGATATTCTGAATAGACCTCCAATATCATGATTTCCACCGGTCCGAGTTGGACCAACCACCTCCACCCAATCGCCTATCTTCAGCTCTTCCACCAATCGCAGGCTGCTGGCAGGATACCATTGGTAGCCACGCGCAGAATACCAGTTGCGGGATTCCCACTTTTGCGTGACCTTAATACGGCAATTCATGGCAGACGTATCGCCATTACAATCCGGGCCGGTTACATCTACCAGGCTGCCTATGGAAAGAGGAGGAGGAGTCATTGTGGCACCTCCTTAGATGGATCTATACCAAGTTCGGCTTCATCATACAATCCGCCAAACTCCTCCGGGTAGGCTTCCCTCAGCACAGTCGAACCTGCACATTTTCTGATCATGTGGCCCGGCCCCGGTTGTGCTCTCCAGAACTTGTTGTCTTTGACAAACCCCGATAGTGGTATTTCGGCCCGGAATGGCACTTCGATGCTTTTTCTCTTTGCTTCCGCCCAACCACCGAGCAAAGTTTCGCCCGGATACGCATAGTAGCGATCTACGTTTTTGACCTCTTCTCCTTTCTGTACCGTGACGCCTGCTTTGAAATACTGAAAGTCAGGATGACTCATGGCCTTCTTCATGAAGTAATCTTTTGCGACTATGATTTCCAGTTTAGGATCTGAGCCGCCATACTTCACGAAAAAGCAATCTCTTTTGAAAGGATTCAATCCCCGGATTGCACAAACTTCTAACGCGAACTGGCATTCCTCATCAGTGGCTGACTTGCAGAAATAATCCCGTACCTTTTCAAGCGTGAGGACTGAACTAACCGGCACCATTTGCCCGCCATCAGACGATCTATCCCCTTTAGGCATAATCGACTTATTCTCTGGCAATCTGCCTGCCTTGGCCTCTACAGGCATCTCCATAATAATCTCGGATAGCTTCTCCCTCAGATGGTCGTCAGAACATACCAGCTTGCCGCCATTACAGCCAACCTGTATATCAGTGCCAAGTTCGCCGCCTTTTAGGATTGTAAATCCGCCAGCGTCGTTGATTGAAGTCTCCAATCCGTTCATAGCAGCAAATGCTTTGACTGCATCGGCCACTTCTTGTTTTCTAAGTTCCCTTGCCACAATTCATTCCTCCCTTTCTGCTATGATCTTTACCAGCCTCTCTGGCGATACCTGGATGTAGATCTTTGCCGCATCAGACAACGGCGCTGTGTCCCCCAGGGCTTCTTTTTGCAGCTTGTCAAGCTCCTCGCGCCAATATGCAGCATTTCGCTTATATCCCTCCGCCAAACGCCACCAATGATCGCGATCTCGGCGCAATTGCTCCTTTTCCTTCTCACATTCTGCCCGCATATCTGAGATCCTGCCCACCAGGCGGGTAATCTCCGATGCCTGCCGGTTGATCTTGTCATACAATCGCTTAGATTCGCATGCATCCGGGGCAATGGGCTCCACTCGATCGGCCCGGATCAGCACATAGCTATCTTGCCCCGGACCAAAACATATCCGCATTTCGCCATCGGAAAACAGCGATACTACCCGACCCATCCGGCCATCGTCTGCACGGACCCGCATATCGATTCTTGCATCTTTGATATCCATTTCAATCCACCTTCGTCTTTTTCGCCTTAATCGGCTTTTCCCGCCACATTATGACGGCATCGCGGCGTATCTGGTATTCCTGCCCATCATCATCATGGCATCGGATTTCATCAGCATCCGCTTCCAATATGGTCACATCGAATGGCGAGCCCTGCATGATACGGGCCTCAATGCGTTTTCCGATCATTTTTGCAATGTCCTTCATCAAATCACCTTCGACAAAAGTAGCCCGGCGGGCTCTTCTGTCAGCCTTATGAGATCGCCTTTCTTTATTTGGTTCTCATTGGTCCATTCCATCGGAAGCGTTATGCATAGGCCGTTTTTTCCCATGCTTAACACCTTCCTATTAGGATTTTTTAACATAGGCTATTATAGGTTAGTCATAGTATTTATAGGTTACGACCTGCCAAAAAATAAAGACACTTTCCAGCCAACAGTGACCTCTCAAGTATTGACCGAAAAGTTGCTCATGGGGTGATAGCCAGGTGCCGGAAAGGAGTGCTGGAAACGGTACCTGGCAAAACCGCTTAGGGAAGTCGAATCCCAAACGCAAAGCGTCACCGTGTGCGGTTCCGTATGAAGGAAGATACAAAACGGCCTATGATATCGATTTCGCGACCACCCCCATCGAACGTAGGATAATCATGATTATGCAGCCTTCCTCTGTATTATGAAACCGCGCGCGGTTTCAATTACCTCTGCGTCGATTCCCTGAGATCTCATATCTTCAGCGACATCATGAGCAAATCGCCACGCTTTCGTATTCGTTAGCTCCACCTCGATCATCCCGGAACCATATCGGATGCGATATTCGATGCCGCTTGGATCGAGAATTTCTCGTTGGATTCTCACCGATGAGAATTCCGGCGTGCTGTCCGCTATCCATGACATCTACTCCACCTGCCATGTGCGATAGGTGGTTCCTGGAGCAAATTCGCCACCCAACGGATCTAGCCTCTTGCGCCACTTGTCTTGCAGCTCGCCTATGCTAAATGCCGTATATGCGATGGCATAGGGCGGTTGGTCGCGAGGATAGAAGGCCACGCGACTCGCGATGGTGCCCATATCAGGCACCTCCTTTCTTCTTAGCCAGGTAGGCCGCGCGCTTCTCGGCGGCCTTCTCGAATCTCGCCATCTCTTCAACCACATCAGACGACATGATAACACCGGATCGCTCAGAGAGCTCCTTGAGCGCCTTGAGGCTGACCGGCCCACGCCACTCTTTTCTGTCCTTGTTGAACTTGAATTTCAGGCCGGATTGGCCTAAGACTCGATTGATTGGATAGGTGTCGCCTGTGACCTTGATCTGGTCACCTGATAGGGAGACGAAGATGGCCATCAGGCCACCCCCCCAGCGTAGATACTGAGAAACTCAGCATCTAGCAATTCAAATAATCTATCTTCCCAGCCTTCTTCGCTCACATCGACGCCCAAGGAAAGGGCATCAATCTCCATCTCTTCATCTGTCGCATCCCCCTGGCAAAAGCCATCTTCCCACAGATGGTATGCTGCCAAGAGTATGCCCCTTTTCGCATATGCCTCAAAAACGCCCACATGAGCGCGATCCCATGCTTCCTGCGAAGCATCGATTTGGTCCTTGTCATCTCTGAATGTCATTTCGTATCACTCCTTTTGCTCTGTACCTTACCTTAGTTTGTGAGTATATATAGTTTGCGCTCTAGCGATATTATAGGCATCCTAGATATCAGAAAGGCTTAAATACCAATGAGTATAAAAGGTACCCTAATGAGTAGAATATCTATAGAGATACCAGGGGCTCTAAATGCCAGAGTGAACGAAGCCCTAGCATTCAGCCAATTGGACCATCGCGACAAGGGAAGGCTATTCCTGTATGCGATGGAAAAGATGATTGCAGAGCCATTGCCAGAAGAATTCATATCGCTCTGCAAGGTCGCGAAGGATAGCATTCGCGAGAAGCAGAAGAAACGATATCAGGAGAAGAATAAAGCATGAAGAAATTTCGCAATCGGTATGATCACGAGATTGAAGAGATCGAAGTGATAAGTGAAACCGAAAAATACGTCACGCTAGAAGCAGTAGCGTTTGATGGAAAGCATCGCCGCGAGATGAAGCGGTCCAACTACATGAATTATTTCGACACCTGGCAAGAAGCCAAAGACTTCCTGGTAGATCGCGAGAAAGAAGCGATCGGCAAGCTCGAAAGGCAAATCGCACAACACGTCGCGACACTTGCAAAAATCGAGGAGATGCATAGATGACAAATATGATAGATCGAGTGGCCGAGCTTAAGAAGCTGCGCGATAATCCGTTTGTGCCGATGGTGCAGCTAATGAACGCGGCGCATGACGATTTGTCCGCCATGCTCGATGTCATGGGAGAGATCCGGCCAGGCGATGCAGATATTCTAGATTTCATCCAAGAATATCTATGTGATGATCCGAATGATAATGCCGATCCTGAAATAGATATCGCTAAGAAGGTTGTGCGCCGCTATCAAGCGATCGCGGCCCAAATGGAGGCGGAAAGGAAATGAATGCCATCGAGGAAGCTAGAGAACTTGTGCGAAAATGTTTCAATGAATACAAGGAAGAAGTGCCGCAGCGCGAAATCATGAACGCCTTTGCAATGCTTCCGATGTTGCTTTCGCATATTGATTCGCGAGATAAACAGATTGCCGCCCTAAAAGCGGCCCTCTGCAAAGAACGTGCATGGCATTTTGTCGTTGGTGGTGCCGATGAGTGCATTGTCCCAGATAATCGATTTCCGGGTGAACACGATTGTTATTGCGTGGACGATCCCACGCGATGCCCTGCGTTCGATTATCTTAAACAAGTGGCTCGTGATCAGTTGGCCCGCGAACTGCCTGAGATTGACTGGGAGGAGTCATGATGAAAGAAGATTGCTTTATTGCCGCATTTGCGGTGTCGCATGATATTATTTATTGCAAATCTGATATATTGTACTATCAACTAATCAAGTATCGAGATGATGCCGATGAGTGACGATCTCATAGAGAGAGCCGAAACGGCACTCGCAGATGGAAATGGCAACGCGTATCTGTATGCTGGATTGCTCCGAGAAGCAATAAACGAGGTCAAGCGACAAGATGATGGTATCGCGGGACTGATGAAAGAGACCGCCAAATGGCGGGCAATCGCGATAGACGAACGCGCCAAAGTCCTATATTTCGCCCACGCCGGAGACGACATGTACGATGTAGCGACGCTAGAAGAAGCCGATAGGCTGAAGGAGAGGCACATGCAAGAGGCTGCCAATGAGCTGGATTTGCAGATCAGCCAAGAAGCGAGCCACCTAGATCGCCTTGAGAAAGAATTCGTGGATTTGGCCGTTCTGACACGGTTTTGGACGGAAGAAGAAGCACGGGAAGCCTTGGCCAAGATCCGGGCAGGTGACACGTAGCGTATCCTTTTTTTAGCCCACCAGAGCCCCAATGACATGAGATGTAGCATCCGGGCTGAAATGATACGTAGAAAAGGATGAAAGGCCGTCTAATGCGGCCTAATCGCCTGCCAGCTTGACGCATTTGTTTTTCCCTCTGGTATTCTTCCCCTCCAGCATGGCACGGGCTTCTTTTAGATAGCAGGGGTTGATTGCGGCATCAATTAACGCGATCCTGGCTTTCTCTTTTTCTCTGTTATGCTCGCCGCGTCTGTATTCCGGATGCTTCTCACGCCATCTTTTATTTGCGCCAGACCGCGACACTTGTCCATATGGCATGTATCATATCTCCTTTTATTAGCCCCATGTATTGTATATAGTCTATATAGATAATGGGCAAAAATATTGTCTCTATATAGTTTACATCTTTTGTATATACATTCATGCGCTACCTATCGCTGGATGATTATATAAGTGTCAGGTTATAGATGTACTCAGATGCCGCTAATATCCTCCATATATACATCATAGCAGCTCTTGCAAAACCTCATCACAAACTCGCCTTCACCAATGTCATATAGCTTAGTAACACGATCGCCACATTCTTCACACTTCAGCGGTGTTCTGAAATGCTCTTCTCTTTCTTGGTCTGCTATCGATTTTAACATTTTCTCCTCGTCGGTAAGCACGGTGTTAGGTTGGCCGTAAGGAGCTGAATGCGCCTCCTGTTGTCGTAGTAAGCTTTGTAAGGCATTTTTGGGGTTCAATGTAGAATTTAACTTTGTGTCTTTGGACGTATGTAAATTACCCTTACATATATTATTATTATAACTTACTAACTTACTACTTATATCACCGCTTACGGTTTTGGGTGTAAGTTCGTCACTTACACCGTCCTTATCCTCCTTACACGGCTCCAGCATAACGATTGTATCGAATCCATTAAACCTATTGTATCCTACCAATGTTAACATAATTTTGCTAATATTTCTTACGTCGTCTTTTAGCATCACTTTATCGACATTAAAACCCGGCAGCTTTTGCAACAGGCCGGTTTTGCCATTCTCACCATGTACTAACTGGCTGATCCTATTCACCGACACTTTCAGCTTTTCCGCCGCTTCCTCTCTATACATCTCCCCCCCGTTTTGTAATATTGCCTCAGCAAGCCGCCTCTCCGGCTTCGATAGCTTGTCGATTAGGGTATCTGCCCTGCCCAAGTACAATGACTTTGCATCAGTAAAATCCTGCTCAGTAGCTGAAAGATACTCATCGTCCAATACAATTCGCTGCATGAAATGCCAGACAGCATTTGCCCTGACCAAGTCCAAGAATATTGAGGGATTGCGACGGCTACTAAAATCCTCCCACTTAATACGTTTTGCAAAAGGAATAACAACCTTGAAATTGTGCTTCTTTAGCTCCAAAACCATCGCCCGGCATATCAGAACATCTTCTGTAATAGGGAACCGCTCCTCGCCGGTTTCAGCCTGCGATAACAAGTGTTCTATGACAGCTTTGGTTTGGTCTTCGGAGCCATCTACATCGAGTCCTACTTGCCTATTCAGCACTTGAATATCTTGGCTGCTGTCTACTGACGTTATGGCCCACACGATTTCTGGAGGGGCCACCATAATCTGAGCTTCCCGGTCCTTGTCTATCGTCATGTGCTGATATGGTTCATGAAATCTGCTTGATGTCTGCTTGATTATGGCATCCAGATCATCGTTTTGCTTATAATCATCCAGAAATATAATAGTTCCTGGTTTTATGTCATGATAGAATATCGCTTTGCTTGATAGCGATGTCTTAATGTATGCGCATTTCGGCAGGCAATGCAAAAACGTCTCAACGGCGTCTGACTTCCCCATGCCAGATTCTCCTGAAAGCTTCGGGTGCAGGCCGTTGCTGGTTTTATTAAGCTGGCTGCCTGTGCAATACATTAGTAAATGCCCCAGATCGCGATCCCCTACATGAATTTTGTTATAAGTATCTAGGAAGAATTTGATTGGATGGCCGCTTTTCAAAATCCCGTTTGCCTTTTCCTTGATCTCATTTGTTATGCCCTCTTCATCTTCCATGCTTTTTTTATGATCGTCTTGTATAGATTCTTCTTTCTGTTGAACTCCCTGCCTAAACTCATTCCAGGCCGCTTCATCAATATTGAATACCTTCGGCAATCCATCCCATTTGCGACAAGACACCCAAACCGGTTCGTTATTTCGTATTATTGCAAACCATTTTGATGCTCCTTTTATCTCACAAAACCACATATTTTTATCGTCTAATCTGGCATATAAAGACCCGTCTTCTAGAATCATCTTATACTCGCGAACCGTTGGCATTACACCACCCGCTCGACTCTGCAATTGGTCGATTTTTTATCAGTATATCCCTTTGCCCTGGCAATGTCTACCGTCTGCTTGAATAGATCGCCTCTGAGCACACCCGAGCGCGCCTGATCACATCGGACAATGCCTTCTTTTACCGCTATCGCCAGCGCTGGGCCGCCCCCAGAGCAACATCTCCAGCAATGCCATGAGTTGTCTTTGAGGTCAATTATCAGGTTGTTGCCACCAACGGAACCATGGATGGGGTGCGCACCCTTGATTTGGCCCGGCGATTTTTTCGCCTTGTTTGGATACAAAATATCTTCTACTCTGACGCCATCGAAAGGATCTCTGATGTTTGGGTCAACCATAACCACCTTAAGTCGCTTCTTTTCCGGCACGGCCTCATCAAATCCATAATCTACATATTTGGAAAGAATGCCTTTCAATATAGTTGAATCTAAGGACGCTATGGGCAGGTCTCTTTCAATGGTGTAGGCTTTGCCGTTTGGGTGGATCGATCCGGGGCAAACGGCTTGAAACCCTCTTGATTGGACTTCTCCGAGGTGTAGCGGCTTGCCTTCATCCAGTAGCAACCTATCATACATGATTATTTTCTGATCAAGATCTGACAGGTAATAGAGATGTAATCCGCCCCCGCCGGTTCTGACAGTGAAAGTGTCTGGTAGTTCGGCAATGACTCCCAGCTCTGTCAACCTCGTCAGGCCATCGGCATCAAAGACAATCAGGCCGCCAACACCGGCAACCACCCCATAGTTCTGATTAGATCCAATCCATGACAAGAATTTAGGATCATCTATAGAATAATTGGTTTTGCTGCCTGGGACATTCCAAGATTTCTCAAAAGTCTTCTTGCTGCCAATATCGATTCTTACAAATCTGAAATCTGTCTTTCTGAGCTGTTCTGGTATTCTGTCCAATCCTCGTGCTAATATTTTTTCCATTTTCACACCTCAGAACGCGAATAATGATTTTTGGCGTCGCGGTGCCACTGGAATGAATTTTGTGATGAAATCGCTCTTGGACATCAAGCTACAATATCTTTTATTTTTAACCCAGTTGTGTAGGTGTATCATGACATCCGTTAGCTGTTTTGTTCCGCCTTGCACAACGTCTTTCCTAAGACTTTTGTTTAATATCCCTTCGTAAAGTTTAAACTCGTTGTAATAATAATATGTATCATATCTTCTTTCCGAGAAATGAATAAAACATGGCTTAGTAATCTCGTTTACCCATGCTTTTTTAATTCCACCGTGCTTAAAGTACAGACTCTCCTCTCTGGAAACGTTTTGCTCAAATATGAATCCGGGGCAAACTTCGTCTCCATCAATGACCCATACCATGTTTCCATAGAATTCTTCCCGTTCTCGGACTTCTTGTGGCGACAATGGAGAATGCTGAAGCTCTATAACCAGTCCTCGCGTGGTTTTAATATCGGCCCGGTGGACTTTGCCGTCTTTTTGGATGACAATTTCGGTGTTTTCAAGCCCTGCTTCCATCTTCCAGTTATAATGCCAATCGCTTTCGGGTTCGCTCCATGTATCGCAGTCTCTTAGAGACTTGTGCGCCCAATGCCACGTCTTGATTTCGCCACATTTGGGTATTACATCGGTCTTGCATACCGGGCAGGTTCCTTTTAACCCCGGTTCGGCTTGAATACGCGCCTCTTCTTGATCCAAGGCAAGCATCATCCAGACCGCCTCGTATAATCCGGACACATGCCCGGCTTGCACAAAACCGGATCAGTCAAGCATCCTTTCTTAGCGCATCGATGCTTATTTATAGGATAGGTGGCATTCTTCTTATTGGCCATTTGAATCACCTACGCTCTCGTGTCTGCGAGAGCATCCTTCTTTTCTTCTGCCGCGAACGTCACATCTACGACATCCCCAACCGTCACCTTCAGCTTTCGCCGTACCTCTTCTGGTATAGTCACCCTTCCACCAGCTATTATTTTCAGTGGGACATGATAGTCTTTCATGGTTAGAAGTATTGTTTTGTTAGGTTATAAAGTTTTCGTAGATACGTTTATATGCTATGAAATACCTATAAGGGGTATGCGAAAAATGACAATCCAAGAAGAAGTAGCCAGGGCGAAAGCCTATGGCCAAATTCATCAGCAACTTAGGACCATGCCAATGGATCGATGGGAAAGGATGAACTACGAGAAGCTGATGGCCTTCTATGGAGGAAAAGCATGAACCTTATCCCCAAGACATACCAACTACCAGAAGGCTGGTATTGGGATATAGACTCTGAATCAGAAGGCCCATTTGCCAGCGAAGATGAGGCTCTAAATCATTATGTGGATAGCCATGAATGTGAGGAAGAATAAATGCCCCTAACTGAAATAGGCCAACTGGAGATGGATCTTGCCAAATTCGCTTCAGATCGCGATTGGCAGAAATTCCACACCCCAAAAAACCTCGCGATCTCTATTAGCTTAGAAGCCAACGAATTGCTTCAAGCCTTCCAATGGGAAAATGATAACCTGTCATGGAAGAATTGCCCCAATGCCCTCCATGATCAGTTGTCTGATGAAGTCGCCGATGTGTTTATTTACCTTCTCCAGTTCTGCGATAAGATGGGGATAGATTTGTTGGCATCTACCAGGAAAAAAATAGCCATCAACGGCCAACGGTATCCGATTGAGAAGGCTAAAGGGAATTGTAGGAGGGCGGAAGAGCTATGAGGATGTTATCTTTCAAAGACACCGACCATCTCGGATGCGCCGATTGCAGGCAATTTACTCCGAGTTCTTTCGATAACCAAGAAGAAGGAGAGTGCAAAGGCAAATTGCTAGAATTTTGCCAGAGGTACTTCAATGCAGGACTATAACGAATTCCTGGCATCTAAGCAATTTAAGGCCATCCCATCCGGATTTCAAGCAGAAGGCATAAGCGATAAGCTCTTTCCATTTCAAGCAGATATTACAAAATGGGCCTGCAAGAAAGGCAAGGCAGCGGTGTTCGCAGGGACCGGATTAGGCAAGACCGCTATTCAGTTATCATGGGCCGATCAAGTTTGCAAGCATTCAGGCGGCGATGTGCTAATCCTCGCGCCGTTGGCTGTGGTCCAACAAACGGCCAACGAAGGCGGCAAGTTTGACATAAAAGTCAATATTTGCCGGAGTCAATCAGATGTTTTGCCAGGGATCAATATCACCAACTACGAAATGCTAGACCATTTTGATGCAAAATCGTTTACTGGCATCGTATTAGACGAATCCAGCATCTTAAAAAGTTTTGAGGGAAAAGTAAGGACGCAAATCATAGAAGCATTTCGAGAGACACCTTACAGGCTGGCTTGCACCGCGACGCCCGCCCCAAATGACCACATGGAGCTAGGCAATCATGCAGAATTCTTGAACATCATGACAAGAACCGAAATGCTTAGTATGTATTTCCTGCATGATGGGAGCGATACATCAAAATGGAGACTCAAAGGGCACGCCAAAGGAGCTTTCTGGCAATGGGTGGCATCATGGGCTGTTATGCTTCAGATGCCGAGCGATCTCGGATATGAAGACAATGGCTTCAAGCTGCCGCCATTGACTATAGAACAGATTGTGGTGGATAAGACCGGTTATATAGTGAAAGAGGCTCTGACTTTACAAGATCGCAGAGGAGCGCGGCGAAATAGCCTTGATATGCGGGTATCGAGGGTTGCAGATATCGTGAATGCATCGGATGGCCCGTGGCTGGTTTGGTGCGATCTGAATGTTGAAGCTGATGCTTTGAAGAAGGCCATACCAGGATCTATAGAAATACGTGGCTCTGATGATCATGAGAAAAAAGCACAAGCTGCTAGAGATTTTGCCGCTGGAAAGATCAAAGTGCTAATATCCAAGTCTTCAATTTTTGGATTTGGGTTAAATTTCCAATGCTGCCATAAAATGATATTCACCGGACTGTCGGATAGCTTCGAGCAATATTACCAGGCAGTGCGCCGGTGCTGGCGATTCGGTCAACAGTATCCAGTTCAAGTTTATGTAGTCACCTCAGAAGCGGAAGGCGCGGTAGTCAAGAACATCAAGCGAAAGGAAAAGGAGTTTGGAATTATGTTAAAAGGAATGATATCTGAAACCCAGGAAATTGCCAAAGAAAACCTGAAAAGCTCTGAGAGGGTGACGGAAACCCTGCGAAATGAGACATCGAAAGGCGATGGGTGGGAATTGAGACTCGGGGATAGCTGTAATGAAATCAAAACCATTGCCGATAATTCCATACACTTTAGCGTATATTCTCCGCCATTCCAGTCGTTATACACATACACAAACTCACCTTCTGATTTGGGAAATTGCCAAAACAGCGAAGAGTTCTATGCACATTTCGGATACCTAGCGCCCGATCTTTTTCGAGTATTGATGCCAGGTCGCTTAATGTCGGTCCACTGTATGAACTTGCCAACTACAAAAGAACGCGATGGCTACATAGGAATCAAGGACTTTAGAGGAGACCTGATCAGGATATTTCAAGCAGCCGGATTCATATATCATTCCGAGGTTTGCATCTGGAAAGATCCAGTAACCGCTATGCAGAGAACTAAAGCCCTTGGACTGCTCCATAAACAACTGAAAAAGGACTCTTGTAGATGCCGGCAAGGCATAGCCGATTACCTGGTAACCTTTGTGAAACCAGGAACCAACCCGGAACCAGTTGAACATACCAACGAGAGCTTCCCGGTAGCGGTTTGGCAACACTACGCCAGTCCAATCTGGACGGATATAGACGCGGGCGATACCCTGCAATATAGATCAGCCAGGGCGGAAGAAGACGACCGCCACATTTGTCCCCTCCAGCTCCCAGTAATCAAGAGAGCTATTGATCTATGGACAAATCCGGGAGATACGGTCCTAGACCCATTCGCGGGCATAGGTAGCACTGGGCACGTTGCTTTGCTCAATGACAGAAAGTTCATTGGATTTGAGCTGAAGGAAAGCTATTACACACAAGCGGCGTTGAATCTGGAAAGAGCTGCATCAGAGAGCAAAAAACCAAAACAGATAGGACTTGATATGTTTACAGCGAGGTTTGAACCATGCAAACGAGCTTGACCGGCGAGCCTGCCGGAAAAACTGAGTATAAGCTACCGGATATAGATATTTTTATCTGTGGTAGCATACCTCTGAAAATGCCGATGTGCTGTTTGGCGACTGCCTTCGGCTTCAAATTGGGAATGCGATCAGATAAGACTTTCAAATGCCAGAATGACAAAATCCAGTTCATAGATAATGATTTCATGAACTACGATCATGCGAAGCATTTGGATGCATTGGAAAAATACCATCCCAAAACGACATCGGTGGTAGATTATTTCTCGGAAGAGCAATGCCGGGAGATCGGACTGAAATATCACCCATTAGATGAAATCGTATCATTTGCGGAGGATGCTAATAAGTATTGTGAAAAAGTTATATTGATACCAAAAAGCGAAAGGGGATTGAAGGAAATCGTAAACGTCCTGAAACCAGGGTGGATCGTTGGCAGGCCCAACGGCGAGGCATTCGGAAAATCCAAGCCTATACCAATGACAAGCTACCTGGAATACGACGTAAAGCTCCATTTGTTAGGCGGGAATCCAAAAGAGCAGGTAGCAAACTTCAAAGCCGCACGGGACCACGTAGTTAGCATGGATAGCTCTTTCATATCCACCCATACAATCAAAAAGATCTACTGGAGTCCATTTGTAGCGCCAGAAGAAAATGTAGTTAAGCGCATGGTGGCATTGCCAGGTTCTGGTTATGCGCCATTCATGACGCTTTGCGCCTTGAATTTGACTAATTACTATAGATATTTATCCAAGGAGTGTTCTTTATGATCATACACACGAAAGTGAAATTTGATGCAGCGCATAGGCTTTTTGAGTATCCCGGAAAATGCCAAAACCTCCACGGACATGGGTTCATAGCAGAAGTATGGCTTGAAGGAATGAAACAAGATCGCTTTGGCATGCTGGTAGATTTCTTCGACGTCAAGGAAAAAATTGGCATGCTAGACCATACCACAATCTTAAACAAAGCAGATCCCATGTTTGAATTGTTGTTTATGAAAACACATGTCATGGGGTTGGATGCTAACCCGACGGCTGAAAATATTGCGGTTCATATTTTAGATATGCTCAGAAGAGATATGAACGTTATCCGTGTCAGAGTCTACGAAAACGAGAACAGTTATGCAGAAATAGAAAACTGAGGTGTAAAACATGTTCTGTAAACTCTGTGAAAAGGAACGCTGCATATCGAAGCACTTCAAGCGTTATGCCAAACTGCGTATCTGCGACGATTGCGGCGAAAGACTGGGTTACGACTATACCAGCATAGTCGAATCTGTGAAAGACCGGGTAGATCGCGAGGTAGGTTCGTTGATCGAACGCGCGGTGCAGAAATCGCTACCCGCCACGCTGGAAAAAATCACGATCGACAACGACC